TCCTTGACGTAGGTCTTGGTGATGCCTTGATCGACCGCCCATTTCATGCCTGCCTGAATGGCATCCATGACCATATCAGTGGTACGCACGCGGGTGACAAAGGCCCACTTCGCATCACTCGACAGCGTACGGTTGCCCCACAGGCGGTAGCCGCCGTCACGAATGATGGTGGTGATATTGGCGCCGTTGAGCAGGTTGGCGCGGCAGGTCTTGTCGCCGTCCAGGTATTCAACCGGGCGCACCGTGCCGGTGATGCCGGCAATTTCTTTGTTCGACGGCGACGACCAGAAACCAAAGCGCGAATCGGTCTGCGCGAACAAGCCTGCAGCGATCACCGAGCCCGGCACCGACACGTCGGCACTCTCGGCTGTACTCCATTGTTTGACCGCCGGATCGACCATGTACAAACGCTTTGAGCCGAAGTTTTCGGCGTAGGTGATCGCTGCTTCGTCGGTGGTGTTAGGCCCGTCGATGATTCCGATGGCTTTGAGCTTGCCCGCCAGTACATCCATGGCGGTGGCCACCGCCTGAGTCGCGCTGTGCTTGGGAGCAATGATCAGCCGCGGCTGAAGGTTGAACAGGCTTTTACCATCGAGCAGCGCCTGCATACCTGTGCGCTTACCATCCGCCGCAACCCCGCCAATGATCGAACTGGTGAGCAGCGCCGCCTCAGTCCCGGTCGGCACGCCGACAGCGACGATCGCAGCCGCTGACTGGTTGAAAATGGCCTTGCAGGCTCGGGTCAGTGCTGAGTCAGGTCCGAACGCGGCCACAGCTTCGCTCTCACGGGTCAGCAAGGTCGGTACATTGGACTCTGCCAAGCCCAGCCCGGGGGTGAAGGTGTCGACAAGACCGATGATCGAGGACGAAGGCAGCGCAATAATGCGCGCACCTGTCTCGACCAGCGACATTGTAATGCCGTGAAAGAAGTCGGTAGAACTCATAATGATCCCCAATAGAAACGAAAAAACCGCCAATGGGCGGTTGCGGTAAAACGTTGAAACAGTGATTACATCGGCGTAGTGCGATAGCCCACAGCGATCCAGCGGATGCCGAAGTTCTGCGCGGCGTTGTTGTATTCAGTGAAGTTGAGAACGAAACCGCCTGTGTTAATCGAGTCCTCAGAAATAGAGCTGGTAACGCCTGACGCCGGTGATGGCGAGCCCGGGTGTTCCATGATCACCGGCACCACAATGAAAGGGGCCGTGTCGAATGCATACGCGAAGTTGAATTGCACACTCCACTTACCGCCCGGCATATCGCCCAGGTGTCTGTTACCCCACTGCACAAACAGCCCGGTGTCCTTATCCCACCAGAACCCGGACGGGTTGTGATAAAGGCTTGATGGCACACCCGCGCCAATCCCGGCGCGAGCCTCTGCAGGCGTGCCACCACCGGTGCCGCCACGGGCAACAGGCAAAATCCCACTCACCAACTTGCCGGTATCCAGTGCAGCCAATGCCAGGTTGATATTTAGATCGCCAGTACCATCGAACCACCCCAAGCCCGTGGCCGCACCGGTGAACGTCAGAGCTCGGCCAGTTTGTAACTTGGTGGCTGTGCCGGCATTGGCCGTAGTCGGTAGCTTCAAGGTCCCCGTGGTGATCTTGGAAGCGTCCAGCGCCGGGATATCGCCCGGGGTTAGCGCTTGGGCACCGATCACCAGCCCTTTGGCGTTTACCGTGATTTTAGGGTAAGTGCCCGGTTCAATCTTATCGGCGAGCGTTAAAGCAATCGCCACGTTCCCGGAACCGTCGAACTTTCCTGATCCCGTTGCCGCACCGTTCAGCTCGATCGTGCGCGCAGTTTTCAACTTAACCGCGCTCGCTGCCTCCCCCTTGGAGATTTCATCGCGCACGGTCGACAGGGTCGCCGTCACCAGTGTGGGATCGTCCTGTATCGTGATGTTGGCCGTGCTGCTGACAAGGATCTGCAAACGGATGCCTTGCGTGCGGCCCGTGCCTTGAGCCAGCGTCGGCTTGTAGGTTGCCGGATAGCTGGCAACGGCCACCAACGCGCCGCTAGAGTCGTACAACCCCACTTCGCGCACCCACCAACCACCCACGTCTGGTGGCAGGATTAACTCAGCCACCAGCACCGGGCGATCCGATCGCACCGTCAAGCGGTTCAGTTTCAGGCGCACGTTTTCGTTGATCAGCTTTTTCTGAAGCTTCGACGGAATCGGCGTTACGCCATTACCGTCACCCACGCCCATATGCGTGATGTTCCAGGGCGTGCCGCTTGCGATCGCCTTGGCCTGCTGCGCCGCGCCAACATCCGTCAGCATGGCGATATACAGCGTGTTTTGCTCTGCCATGAATACGCCTAATTGAGTGAGTTACAGCGGCCCTATGCCGCTGTAAATGTCTGCACCGGCCCCTAAGTTTCGATACTGGATATACAAGCCAAGACCGCGCAGGATCTCCCCGGCCCAAAAGCCAAAGAACATGCCGTTATCCGTACCCATTCGCACCGCAGGCGACCACGAGCCATTCATGGCGTGCCCAGTAGCTGACGTGACCACATAATTGTTCTGAAGCTCGGTAACGCAGGCCTCGATCAGATAGTCCAGCCCTGCCACTTTGGAGCCGGCCAAGGCCGCTAAACAGGCACCTGCCAGCCACAGCCCTGTCACATGACCGGTGAAGTCATCAGGATCCGGCTGCGGCACCCCCGTCATGGGAAAGTCGGTGGGCAGCACTCCACCCGAGGCCTTGGTAAAGGTGATTAACCAGGTCAACCAATTCTCGGCATAGGTGATCAACTTGGGCGGTACCGCCTTGCCCTTGTTGGCCAGCTCATACCACGCGCGGCAGGCGCCCATCATGGCGCGGGGCTGGTAGCCGCTCCACGCGTTGCCATCGCCCCAGTGGTGAATGGTGAAGGTGTCCGGCAGGCCGTATTTGTAGTTGTCCCAACGATTCCACACGTAGGCGCTTGCGCCGGGGCCGAGCTGGCCAAACTTGGTGAAGTACCATTGTTGAGAGTCGTAGAGAAAGTCGGTCATGTTGCCCAGGTGTCGACTGTATTTCTCCGGCTCCAGGGTGTAGATAAATGGGTATTGGTAGCCCGGGTATGGCATACCGCGCCATGCGCCAATCTGGTCTGTGCCTTCTTCATAAATGTTCGAAAACGGAATTAGTCCCGGCGTATACGCGAGGTTGTCGTCCCGGTAGTCAACGACCTGACAATCACCCAGGCGCCCGCTAAAACCTGTCGAATCACTGCACCCCAGCGTGATACGAAAGTTCATGGTGTAACCGTCGTCCTGCGTGTAACGCGGGGGTATTTCATTCAAGCAGTAATACGCGAACGTCGCATTTACGGTGCTGCTGTCGTTAAAAAGAACGCTGACTTCTTCAACAACGGTGTAAACCGGCACAGACGGCAAGGGTCTATCGTTGCGATTGGGCTGGTAGCTCGACAATGTCGCATCGCTTTTACTGATGATCGTTGTAACCCACTCACCCTTTGTGGCAGGCAACATCCACCACCATCGCCACTTATCATCATCTTCAAGGCGCAAGTTAAAGTCAGCGTCAGCCTTGTAGGTGATGGACTCTATTGGCGCAACGCCGCCCGGCTGCAAGTAGTTACCGATGGAATACCAACCATCATCATCTGGAAAGAATGACTCAACGACTTTGGCATTACGCCCATCTAAAAGCCCCTCGATATAAACCGACTTGGAGACAATGCTATCGGCACTGACCACAGCCCTTAAATCGGCCAGGATGTACTCGCTACCGTCAGCTTTAGTCGACTGCACAAACTGATTGAGCGGGACATCAACTGTCTTAATCGCATCGCCTTCACTGTCAGGCAGTGAGGCCTTCCATACAAGGCCGCCCTCTTCTTGCTTGTCCATGCTGATGATCAATCGAGGCGAGGCAAAAACGGCGCCGCCTTCATGGCCAACGCCACTGTAAGTGACTCTGATCGAACTCTTTTGCCCGACACGAAACCAGACGGCTTGTTGCTCTAAGGACAGGTCAACGGCTTGTTGCGTGTAAATGGCAATGTATCCGTCTTGATCACGCCCATAGGTAATGGGCACATCTA